TAGCGTCTGGTAAATTTGGAAAAGCAGCTACAGATGCAATGGAGAAACTAGGTGACATGGGAAAATTAGCACAAGGTCCTGAAGCCACAGCTGCTATAAAAGCTTTCTTTGCTGGTCAAGCAGTTGGTGCTAATAATTTAATAGCTCGTTCTACAGGTCAAGTAATTAATCCTAATTTAGAATTACTATTCAGTGGTCCTAATCTAAGAAGTTTTAGTTTTAATTTTACACTCACTCCTAGAGATCCTGAGGAAGCAAAGATAGTGCGTAGAATGATTAGAGCAATGAAGAGAAATATGACTCCTCAAAGATCTCCACAAGCATTATTCTTAAAAACTCCTAGAATTTTTGAACTAGAATATATACTTGGTGAGAACAATGAACAACATCCTTTCATGAATAAGTTCAAACCATGTGCTTGTACTAGTTTCTCTGTAAATTATACACCAGATGGTTCTTACATGACTTATAGAGATACACCATCCATGACAGCATATACAATAGCAATGTCATTTGGAGAAATTGAACCAATCTATGCAGATGAGTATGGTGGTAAAGATGGTTCAAGTGATGAAGCAGAAAGTATGGGATTCTAACAATGGCAAAAAAGTTTTTCAGATACGTACCAGATTTTGACTATGTGAGTCGTCTTTCAAAGGCACAGAACATATCAGATTATGTTAGAGTCAAAAATCTTTTCAAGAGAACTAAAATATCAGAACAGGTATTTAATGATCTAACTTTCTTTACTAAATATCAAGTTATTTCAGATGAAAGACCTGATAATGTAGCATTTAAAATTTATGGTGATTCTAATTTAGATTGGATGGTTATGCTTGCAAATAATATTATTAATTTACAACAAGAATGGCCACTAGAACACAAATCATATTATGATTTTTTAATTAGTAAATATGGATCAGATGCAGGTATACAAGGTATTCATCATTATGAAACACAAGAGATAAAAAACTCTATTGGTAAAGTAATTGTTCCAAAAGGATTAGAAGTTCCATCTGATTTTTCTGTAACTTTCTTTGATACTGGAATAAGTCAAGAAGTGACTGTTAGCACTAATATAGTCACAGAGATCACCAATGAAGTTTATGAAGATAAAATCAATGATGATAAAAGAAATATAAATGTAATTAAACCTAGATTTGTTGGATTAATAATAGAGGAAATGGAAAGATTGATGAAGTATCAAAAAGGCAGCACACAGTATGTTTCTAAGGATGTTGTCAGAGGCGAAAACATCAGAATATACGAGTAAAAAAAGTAATAGAGACAAAAAAATACTGGGAAATTTTTTCCCAGTATTTTGGAATTAAAAGGTCAATTTTGTTTTGACCTAATTAACTTTCTGCTAACTTAGCAAAGTAACTTAGTGGATCTTCCTCTTCCTCATTGGTAGGGGTAGAATTCACAGTGTCAACTGCTTTGCTTTCCTGATAAGAAGTCTCTAACTTTTTAAGAACCTCCTCTTCAGTTACCTTTTGTGTTTCTTGAGTGGCATAGTTATCATACTCAGTTTCCTGTGCTACTTGTAACTTTGCTTTTGCTCCTAACACATAATCTAAACGAGTCTTTAACTCATCATATGTTTTGAACTGATCATTAGCAGTAAATGCAGTTAGTGAAAACTCTTTCTTCCACACTGCCTCTAGTGCATCATCATCTTCCAACAATGGATTAGGAGAATCAAACTCTGACTTATCATAATTCCAGAAACCATCTTTCTTTACAATCTTCAATTTGAAATTAGCACCTGCCCATAAGTCAAATGGGTTGATTGGTGTTTCATCTTCAAACTCAGGTTGCATCACATCCATGATCTTATCAAAGATCTTCTTCCCATACTTATAGAGAAATACTCTGCCCTCATTCTGAGGATTTGAAGGATCTTTAACAACATATATGTTGCTATAGTAAGATAACTTACGCTTCTGTTTTCTTACAACATCTTTATCTGTATCATTACCACTATTCCATAGTGTCCTGTTAAGATCACCAACAGGATCTTTCTGTCCTATTGTGGTAAGTGAGTTCTCAATATACCATCCACCTGGTCCTTGGAATGCATGAGAAAATAGTTTCACCCATGGAAGTTCTTCTCCATCTGGTGCTGGTAGAAATCTGATAACAGCATAACCATTACCACTCTTATCAACCTCTGGTTTCCAGAGACGATCATCTACATTTCCACCACCTGCATTGTTCATTTTCTCAACTTCTTTAACTAGTCTATTAGTTAGAGAACCCAAAGAACTCTGCTTTTTAAGGTCTTTAAAACCCATTTTGTTTACCTCGTATTTTTTGTATTTGGCTTGTTTGTACTCTGTTATTGTAATATAGATCTAAGACTTGTCAAGTGATTGTCTCATTTTTTTGATTGTCTCACTTAATTGTGAAAACATTAATGATAAATCACCATCAGATTGAAACCCAAACATTTCAGCACTTTCCATAACATTTTTTTTCATCTCCTTCGCTTTTGGGTCATTAGATAAACTTAATCTCTTATAGAAAATTTGCTGTTTGCCTATCAGTTCTTCAAGACACTCAATATGTTCTATCTTATCCTTATCATTCATATTAGGAAACGTAAAAACATTTGAGTAGACTTTGTTTTGCAAAATCTCAATGTCTTTCATTTCTTGTTGAACAATTTCAGAGTCTAGAAAATTCATTGTGAAACAATATCTTTTAGAATTTTTTTATAACGGAATACATCTATATTTAGGAAAGGAGTGTACTTCCTTATCTTCATACTCACCATTCCCCAAACAGGATCATGCTTTGATATTTGTTTATCAAAGTTAGATCTGTACCCTAATATTCTATCATAAATTACCATACTTTCCAAGCTTGTGTCACCTCTTAAATAACTTTTTAATATAGGAGGATGACCTTTTGAGCAATCAAATATATCATCTACTTTTTGATTATCAAAGAGTTTATGAGACTCCTCTGTAAATGTATATGTCAATGATTGTATTCTCTTCTTCCAATCTGTATATGTTTTATCTCCATTCTTAATTATGTTTGGCATATAAACTGTAGAGGGATCTTCATCTGTTGCAAAGTTTGCAATGAAAAAATCTTGTATCTCCTGATCATTATATTTCCTTGACATTCTTTCAAAGAATTGTCTATCTCTTCTCTTATAAAATCCTTGTACAGTTAGTTTAGATAATTTATTTCCATATCTTGCATAGTCATACTTTTCTCTTATAAAGTGTGACTTCATACCTATAAATGTTTTGTAGGTTTCAAAGGGGTTCACTTTCAGCATCATCCATCAGTTCAAGTTCTTCAACCTGATCTACAGTGACCTCTTGATCTGCTATGCGATACCAATGTTGTGGTATGCCCAAAGCATCAGGTCTCTTTCCTAAGTACTCAAACTCATCACATTGGTTTTCACGCAACCATGCTTGAAGTCTGTAGTGCATTAATTCAGATCTAGTTGGCATTATAAAGGAAGTTTAGCATGTGATGTTCTCTTAAGCAAGTTTAATTCCATTGCTTCACCTTTCAACTTTTCTTTCAAAGGTTTTGTAATTAGTTTAGGAACTGATTCCACATCTATATTATTTTTCTCACAGAAATGCACTATGGCATCAACATAACTCATGCCATCTTTTTCATGAGCAAGAGTTTCTATTTCTTCTGTAAATCTTTTAGCACAATAGAATTTATTTTCTATTAACTTCTCAAGATTTTTACCATCAGGTTTTGCCATATTCCTGTAATTTGAAAGTAACAAACTCTCTAATGTATTCAGAGAGTAATTTAATGTATTTCTTTTTATTGTACTCTTCATAGACTACACATTCTCCATTTTCACAAGACATTAAGATTACAAATTTTTTCACTGGTATGTTTGTTAGTTCATACAACATACAAGCATATGCAGCACACTGAACAAAGTAATGATCTATCCACTTGCGTGGTTTTGGTTTCTTGGAAGATTTAAAATCAATGATAGCAAGTTCACCATTATACTCAGCAATACAATCAACAGTTCCAGCTATGCCTAACTGTAAACTATACATTGACTTTTCTAATCCATAGATATTATCAATCAAATCCAACTTTGGTTTTGATTGTTTGAAAAGATAATCTGATAAGGGTTGTACTTGTGGTAACTCTTCATTCTTCAAATAATACTCAGTAAGAGTATGCATATCAGTTCCACGACTTGTAGCAGCCTTGGTAACTTTATCTGCTTGTTCATTACCAACTCTTGCTCTCCATTCACGAAAGATTTCTCTATTGATCCAACTAGTGATAGATGTGATTGATACTAATTTAGTGTCACCAGGCACATCATAATATCTGACTCCATCAATAGTTTCTTTCTTTAAAGAAGGAAGATCTATATCTACATGATTAAACATTAAAGTTCTATTCCAAGTTCAAGTTTAGAAATGATATACTCTTTGACTAGACCACTTCTGCAGATATCATCTGCACCAAACTCTATTATATCAAAGGATGGCATATTACGCAAGATACTTAAGAAATCAGTAATGCCATTTCTTTCATTCTGTTTCACTAAATCTGTTTGAGTTGCATCTCCACAGAACATAATTTTAGAATCTTGACCTACCCTTGTAATCATAGAATCTAACTCATGAAAATTAAGATTTTGAAATTCATCTACAATAATAATTGCTCTATCAAAAGTAGTTCCTCTGATAAAAGATGTGCTCCAAAAATCAATAGTATCTTGTGCTTTTAAGTTTCCATATAACATGTCAAATGATGCATCATCTGGCATTTGGAACATAAACTTTACCATATGTTTATATGGTATCTGATAAAGATATGATTTATCATCATGATCACCAGGCAAGAATCCTATTTCACGTGTAGCAACTAATGATCTAACAATGTAGATCTTATCATATGGAGTTTTATTATCAAGAACTTCTAGCAATGCATTGTACAATGTGATAAAAGTTTTACCTGTACCTGCACAACCATAAGCAACTAAGTTTTTATCTTCTTTGTAAGAATCAAAAAACTTTTGCTGATTATCTGTAAGGGGTTCAATCTTTTTAATATATTCAAGATTGATTGGTTTCTTTCTTTTCATGACTCTATTACTCATTCCAAAAGGAACTGGGTTAGTCCCTATACCTGAGGATGGTTTTTTTCTTGCCATATTAAATAGTTTTTATTTTAGAACCTGGTGCTTTCTGTGCTTTGCGTAGCACATCATTCCAACCTGGATACTTTGTTTTCAACTTATCTGTCCACTCACCAACTTCTCCAACACCTGCACAACCTTGTGACCAATCTCTATCCCAATCTGGATTGTCTTTTCTCCACTGCTCATAATTTGTCATTGTCATTGAGACAGTTTTAGTTTCACCTGTCTTTAGATTCTTCAAAGGGTATGTTGGCATAATTGTTTAATAATGTTAAGTTATTTATGACCACTCCATTGCTTCAGCAATGGTAGGGAAAGTTTTTATGAAAATAGACTTGCATTCATTGGCAATATCCATGTGTTCTTTTTGTGTTCCATTTGCAGATCTAAGTTCAATATAATGAATCCAAGAACGCACAGAACCTGACATGTAGATTCTAGTAGGAGTACAAAGTGGTAGAACCATTCTAGCACATTCTTTTGCAATTCCCTCTTGAATCATTTGATTATACAATGATTGTGCAGAACTGAAAAGAGTTATCATTTGTGCTTCCAACTTTTGCTTTACAAAAGGATCAACATCATCAATTGAGTTCTGTCTATTCTTAGTATCCTGTCTTCTTAAATCAGGTAATTGTATTTTACCAAGTTCATTACTTTGAGCATATCTTTGGGAAAACTCTTGAAAAGTAAATGATCTATGTCTTAAAATCTGAGCAGCAATTGCTCTTGTTGTTTCAATCTCAAGAGTCATATATGCTTGCTCAAAGATTGACCAATGATGATGTTTAATACAGTATCTTAATAGACCTGCATAGTTCTCATTATCCTGATTGTTTGGATTACTAACACGAGCACAGTATGCCATTTGCTTTTCAGCATCAGGTGTTACTGATATCAACTTTATCTGGTTTTCCTTCATTTTGTTTTTTAATTATTTTAGCATATAAAACATCTTCTTTGGTGTAATACTCAGGATGTTTCTTTGCTAGTTTGATTAATCTTTTTGCTGTTTTTCTAGTTCCCATGTTTTGTGTGAAAAGTATGTCTCAAAATAATCTACAATGCCATTGGATATTTTGTTCTTAAGAGTCCACTCTTCTGCACATTCGTAAATATCCCTGAGTGAGTATTTAGACTCAGAGGTTATTTCAAATTTATTTAACAAGATTTTAAGGCATTTCTGTCTTAACTTTAATCTCTCATTTGAATATTTTTCTTCAGTCTGCATATCCATCATCATCCTCAAATACCTCCTCATAATCTGATATTGGTGCAGATGCAACATAAGAACTTGCATCTGAATAAACCTCTGACTCAAGTTCATTGAGTATGTTTTTTAGGTCAAACAATAAAACCTTCAGCTTACCCTTGTCCATGGCTTTATTTTTATTTATTATTATAGCATAAAAAAAGGAGGGTAACAACCCTCCTCTTGACCTAGCTGCAAGGTAATGCCTTGCTCCTAACTTTAAGACCACGATACATTAGATCATGTCTGTCACGCTTAGTTGCTTCTTCAACAACCATTGCGTTGTATTCTTCAGTGTCGTATTCAACACCGCGATAAGTGACTTTTGCCATTGGTTTTCTCCAAAGTAGTAGGGATTTTTGCCCCG